AGAACTACAATGTTCTATACATTACTCTAGAAATGGCTGAAGAGAAAATCGCTGAACGTATTGATGCGAATCTTCTCAACGTCTCTCTTGACGATCTCATGAACATGCCGAAAGACATGTATGAGAAGCGCATGGGTAAACTCAAGACTTCTGTCAAGGGCAAGTTGATCATCAAGGAATATCCAACTGCGTCTGCGAATCCTGCTCACTTCCGTGCATTGATTAACGATCTGGCTCTGAAAAAGAACTTCCGTCCAGATATTATTTTTGTTGACTATCTAAATATTTGTGCGTCGGCTCGAATCAAGGCAGGTGCGAATGTCAACTCATATACCTATATCAAAGCAATTGCTGAGGAACTTCGTGGCTTGGCGGTGGAGAATAATGTACCGATCGTTTCGGCTACTCAGACGACTCGATCTGGCTTTAGCAACTCGGATCCTGGACTAGAAGATACTTCAGAATCATTTGGTTTGCCAGCAACCGCTGACTTCATGTTCGCTCTTGTTAGTACTGAAGAGCTGCAACAGTTAAATCAGATTCTCGTGAAGCAGTTGAAGAATCGTTATAATGATCCGAATCTTCATAAGAGATTCACGGTTGGTATTGATCGCGCAAAGATGAAACTTTATGATCTTGAGCAGAAAGCCCAAGATGCTGTGATGAAAGAAAACGAATCAAAGCCTGTCTTTGATCGTGGTCGAAGCACCGATAAGTTTAAGAATCTGAAGGTGTAATGCAACTCAAGAAGATCGAAAAGAAGGTCTATGCTCTCGCCGAAAAATGGGTCGGAGAGAAGCATATTCCTTCTATCATTCGTCAACTGAATAAAGCATTCAAGCCATATATTGTTTGCTTTTCATCAGAAAGATTTGAGGGCGAATATTACCCTGATCATAATGTGATCGTAAATGGTCATTATTGCTTACGAATTTCGGATATAGTTCCAGAGCACATCTATATCTGTTTAAACTTTCCCGAGGATTCTAAGAAAGTAACCATTACAGAAAAGGGCGCTCATAATCTTGCTGTAAAGATCATTAGAGCAATTCATCACGAGTATCGACACAAACATCAGCAGAAACAACGTCCATTGCTTTTACAGAAAGAATATAAGCCGAAGCCGAAACAGAACAAAATGAAGGCGATGTATTATGGGAATCCTGATGAACTGGATGCTCATGCATACGAAACCCAAGCGGAGAAATTAGATATAAATAAACTGAGGAAAGCGCATAAGATTGGCTGGAAAGAATGTGAAGCCATCTTTATGTATCGTCTGCATTTCCGCAGACAAGATCCTAAAGTTTGGAAAAGATTTCTAAAAAAGGTTTATAAATCTAATGAAAAAATTCAGAGAATACCTGAAGGAACAAGAAACCCATAGCAGTATTCAAGACTTCATGGGTTACTGCAAAAATAATTTGGGTATTGCTGAACTCCCAAGACTCGTTTTGATCAACGATCGCGGCATGGCTCGCGAGAATACCAGTTTTGGTGGGTACTCTCCTTCTGAAAGAACTATTCATTTAAACGTTGCTGGTCGACATCTTGCCGACGTTTTGAGAACTTTAGGTCATGAATTGGTTCACCATAAACAAAATGAAGATGGAATATTGACCAGTTATGCAGGTGAGACAGGAAGCGAGTTTGAGAACGAAGCAAACAGTAAAGCTGGTGTCATCATGAGAAATTATGGTAAATCAAATCCTGCAATTTATGAGGAAGTTGAATTATAATTGAGGTTTTATGACTGTATTTGTGACTGGTGGTTTGGGATTTATTGGTTCTAATTTTGTAATCTCTCACCTGAAAAAATATCCTGATGAGAAAATTGTCATCATTGACAATCTTTCATATGCAGCGAATGAACAAAATCTAGATGGGTATTGGGGTGACTACCACCTTCAACGCAAACATTGCGACATTCGCAATTTTGGACATCTGGAGAGTTTGTATCATGATTACCAACCAAATCTTACTTTTCATTTCGCTGCTGAATCTCATGTGGATAATTCCATTCGCGGCGACGATATTTTCGTGGATACAAATATTACTGGAACCCACAACGTTCTCAAGTGTATTCGCAAACACGGCGGGAAATTAGTTCACGTTTCTACTGATGAAGTCTACGGAAGTCTAACTCACGAAGATCCTCCGTTCACTGAGAACACTCCATACAATCCTCGCAATCCATATTCTGCAACCAAAGCAGCCAGCGATCATCTTGTTCGCGCATATGTCAATACGCATAATATTGATGCAATTGTAACTAACTGCTCTAATAACTATGGTCCTCGCCAGCATCACGAGAAATTTATTCCAACAATTATTCGCCATATTCAAAATAATACACCAGTTCCTGTTTATGGAAATGGAATGAATATTCGTGATTGGTTGTATGTTGAAGATCACTGTGAGGCTTTACTCGCAATCAAAGAAAACTGGAAATCAGGTGAGCGTTACAATATCGGTGGTGGTGTTGAGATGACCAATCTCGATATGGTCACTTTGATTCTTGATGTTATGGGTAAGCCAGTGCATATGTATCAATCATGGATTAATTTTGTGAATGATCGTAAGGGTCATGATTTTAGATATGCCATGGATGCGAGTAAGATTTATAAAGAACTAGGTTGGTCAGCAAAGACTAAACTTGCTGAAGGTCTAGAAAAAACATTGGAGTATTATAATGCGTAAGGGAATTATTTTATCAGGCGGTCTCGGCACTCGCTTGTATCCATGCACAAAAGTAATTTCAAAACAATTACTGCCTGTATATGATAAGCCATTGGTCTATTATCCAATCTCAACATTGATGATGGCTGGTATTCGTGAGATTATGATCATCACTTCACCTGCTGATCGTACACCATTTGAAAATTTAATTGGTAATGGATCACAATGGGGGTTGAATATCTCATATGCAACTCAATTAGAACCAAGAGGTATTGCTGAGTGTTTTCGTATTGCTGAAAAGTGGATTGGCAAAGATGATGTCACTCTTATTCTTGGCGATAATATTTTCTATGGTAACGAACTCATCAATCGATTCAATGCTGCTTCTTGGAACAATACTGGCTGCACTTTGTTTGCTTATCATGTTGCAGATCCAGAAAGATTTGGTGTGATTGAACTTGATCATAATGATGATCCTGTTAGAATTGTAGAGAAGCCAAAAGTTGCTCCAAGCAATTATGCAGTCACTGGGCTTTACTTTTACGACAATAAAGTAGTAGAATATGCTTGGAGGATAACTCCTTCAGCAAGAGGCGAATTAGAAATTACTGACATCAACAATCTTTATATGCAAGATCACAATTGCAAGATTGAATATCTGAATCGTGGTATTGCTTGGATTGATACTGGCACGTTTGAATCTCTTTCAGAGGCATCTGTATTCGTTGGTTCTGTTCAACGTAGAACAGGAATGATGATTGCATGCCCTGAAGAAATTGCATATCGTAATGCATGGATTACAGAAAATGAAATTCGTCGGGCTGCAGAGAAATATAGTAAGTCTGATTATGGTAGATATCTTGGACAAATTTTGAGGACGAAATAATGAGTGACGTGAAGCAAATGATTGAAGAATTGGTTGCCGCTGTTGGTACGCCGAAGTATGCATACAATTGCAAACAATTTAATCCTGAGAAAGATACAGTATTCTATTCTGGTCCTTATTGGGATGAAAAGGAAGTTATTGCTGGCGTCACTGCATTCTTAACAGGCAAGTGGCTAGTCTCTGGTGAAAACGTTGCCAAGTTTCAATGGGCGTTTGGACATAAGTTCAATGTCAAGCATTGTCACATGGTCAACTCTGGATCATCAGCCAATCTTACCATGGTTGCTGCTCTCAAGAAACGTCTTGGTTGGAAAGATGGCGATCAAGTTATCGTATCACCTGTTGGCTTCCCAACTACGATTGCTCCGTTGGTACAAAACGGATTGACGCCTGTGTTCGTTGATATTGAAATGGATACACTCAACTTTAATCTTGATCATGTTGAGAAGTGGATCACTGACAAGACAGTTGCCGTTTTCGTTTCACCTGTTCTCGGTAATCCACCTGATATGGATCGTATTGCTCGCATTTGTGCTGAGAATGACATTTATCTCATTGGTGATAATTGTGATTCTCTTGGTACAAAGTGGAATGACAGATTGTTGACTGACTATTATTATTCATGGACCACTTCTTTTTATCCAGCGCATCACATGTCGACTGGTGAAGGTGGTATGGTGTGCTCAAATGACGAAGAACTTATTAATACAGCGCGTTCAATTAGTTGGTGGGGTCGTGATTGCCGTTGTGTCGGTGCTGCTAATCTATTGGCTTGTGGCACATGCGGTAATCGCTTTGACAAGTGGCTTGAAGGCTATAATGGAATAATTGATCACAAGTATCTTTTCTCAAACATGGGATACAATCTCAAGCCATTGGATCTTCAAGGTGCCATCGGCATTGAGCAATTGAAGAAGATTGATGAAATTGATGTTAAGCGTCGCGCAAACTTTACTCGCATCAAGAATCTTTTCGAAAAATATATTCCTAGTGTTCGTGTTGCTTCTGCTTTGGATAAAGCAGACCCTTCTTGGTTTGGTGTGCCGTTGATTACTGACACACCTGAACTCAAGGAAAAACTTCAGGCATACTGTGAGGCGAATAGAATTCAGACTCGCAATTACTTTGCTGGAAATATTTTGTTGCATCCTGGTTACAAACATCTTGATGATGCTTCGAAGTATCCAAACGCTAATAAGGCATTGAGCAATGTATTCTTTGTCGGTTGCCCACCGCATTACGGTGAAGATGTCTTTGCTTATTACGAAAGTGTGATGTCAAAATGGCATTCGTAAATGTTTTCGGAGGATACGGATTTGTCGGAAGCGAGTATTGCCGAGTCTCGAAAGACGGTCTCATCAAAAATTTCAGAAACAACTACGAAGTACGCAGCGCGCATTGTGCTTACTTTATTAGCACTGTTGACAATTATAATGTACAGTTCAATAACTTATTGGATATTGATACTAACCTCGTTGTCTTGATGAAGGTTCTTGATAACTATCGTAAATATGTGGGACGAACTCAAGAGAAAGGCTGTTTTAATTTCATTAGTTCTTGGTTTGTATATGGGCAAGATTCTGGATTTGGCTCAGGTTCTGTAGGAATTTCAGAAGATGCTATCTGTAATCCAAAAGGATTCTATTCAATTACAAAGCGTTGCGCAGAACAATTGCTTATTTCTTATTGTGAAACGTTCAATCTAAATTATCGTATCTTGAGGTTGGCAAATGTTCTTGGCAAAGATGATAAAAAAGTTTCCGCAAAGAAAAACGCCCTCCAGTATTTACTTGGAGAACTCAAAGCGAACCGCCCAGTGGACCTCTACGACTCTGGTTATTTTTATCGTGACTATATTGACGTCAGGGATTGCGCTCGTGCTATCGACCTTTGTGTTCGATTTGGGGAACAAAATAGCATCTACAATATCGGAAACGGTAAAGGAATAGTCTTTCGAGATATTATTCGTTATGCTCGAGATGCGATGGACTCTGGTTCTGAAATTCGTACAATTGAACAGAAAGACTTCCATAAGAAAGTTCAATCCTCTCGATCATTCTTTATGGATAATACCAAATTAATGAAACTTGGGTATCGTCCAGAGTATTCAATCAATCAGACGATCGACGACATTATCCATAATGTATTGACTGAAAAAAATAACTAAATAAGCATATAATCCCACAGCGTGGAATGAATATGCAAAGGTTTCGTATCTTTTTAGAATCGTTTTTAGTTGAAGCCAAGGCAAAAACTGCTGGCATCATTCATATTGAACACCCATCTGATCGTAGTTTCGACGGTCAAAAAACTGCAAAACACGCATTAACAACTCTTCGCGGAGTTGCAATGGGTCGCACTCCAGTTACTCGTAAAATCGATGATAAAATGTCGTTTCAAATCAAACGAGAAGAGTCTGGTCGTGTTGCAGTCAAATATAAAGGCTCTGGATCACAGTATAATTACTCAAATGACGAAATTGAACGTCAACATAGTGAAAAACCATACCTCGTAAAGCCTCTCCGCGCACTTTTAGCGCATGCACACAAGGTTTTACCAAATAGAGTAGGTGAATATCAGGGTGGATTCATGTCAACACCTGAAGATCGCACTGAAAAGGGTGGAAAAATCGGTCATACACCCAATACAATCAGTTATTCAGTGAAAAAAGACTCGCCTGAAGGTAAAAAATTGTCTGCTTCAAAGGTAAGTATGGCAATCCATACTGAATTGAAGGGTAAAAATAGAAAAGCAACGCCTATACACGATCAATCTGAGTTCCGATCACATCCAGACG